ACTGCGATTGCATTTGCTGCAACCGCAAACGGCGTTTACGATGTGGTGGCCTCAACTACCGCCGCTATTTCAATTTCGTCCGATATAGGGTATATCAGAATAAGGACTTTTGCGGTTTCCGACAATATTGCGTTTACGCCTGTCGTGAATGCTAGGTATAAGTGGGAAGACGCACCCGACCCGACAACCATATGGACAGAAGCATCTGATCCATCAACGACTTGGACAGAAGCAGACTATTTAGAGAGGGCCGCATAATGCCTACGACAACGACGAATTATTCTTGGAATAAGCCAACCGTAGGCGGCGACGAAGACGCTTGGGGTGGCTTTCTAAACGGTAACTGGGATGCTCTTGATACGTTGCTTGGCGGCGTTACAAACACTGAGTTTGAAATCCTTGACGGCGCAACTGTCACGACAGCAGAGCTTAATCTGCTAGACGGTGTTACAGCGACAACCGCAGAGCTTAATTACGTTGACGGTGTAACCTCTGCAATCCAAACGCAGCTTAATGCCAAGGTGGGCGCAACCTACACAGGCGATGTAGACATCACTGGCGAGCTAATCGTTGATAGCTACAACGAAACCTACGGCGCTGTTACATCAAGCTCCAACGCCACAACGGTAAATTGTGAGGCTGGTAACGCATTCAGCCACACGCTGACAGAAAACACCACGTTCACGTTTAGTAACCCGCCAGCCAGCGGCACGGCGTATAGCTTCAGTATTGAGATCATCCAAGATGGCTCTGCGTCTGGCTTCACGGTTACTTGGCCTGCGGCTGTTGATTGGCCTGCGGCTACGGCACCAACTCTGACAGCAACAGCATCTGCGAAAGATGTGTTTGTATTCTACACCCGTGACGGTGGCACGAACTGGTACGGATTTACGGCTGGGCAGGCACTAGCATAAGGGGCGCACAATATGGCGACGAAAAAGAAGCTATTACAAGCTGCGGCTGGTCAAGCTGGTGGTGCTGCCCCTGATGTAGATGATGTGTTCAGCACTTATTTGTATGAGGGTAATGGCTCAACTCAAACTATTACTAATAATGTAGACCTGTCAGGTGAAGGCGGGTTAGTTTGGATTAAGTCAAGAGCGCACACATATCCTCATGCATTGTTTGATACAGAAAGAGGCGCTACAAAACAACTAAAGTCTAATAGCAGCGCTGCAGAAAGAACTTTATCTACATTACTTACATCCTTTAATAATAATGGGTTTTCTCTAGGGAGTGATAGTGATGTAAATGGAACATACAGCACTGCAAAATACGCCTCTTGGACATTCCGCAAAGCCCCTAAGTTTTTTGATGTGGTGACTTATACGGGGGATGGGACAAATAATAGGCAGATCGCACATGATCTTGATGCAACTGTCGGCATGGTTGTTGTAAAAAGACTTGATTCAACAGGAGACTTTTTTACGTGGCACAGAACTTTTAGTAACAACCAAAATGTTGTGCTTAATGATAATTTTGCCGTAACTACTCTACAAAACTATTTAGTTACGGCAAGCAGCACAACATTTACTGTTGGTAGTAATTCTGATGTAAATAGAAGTGGCAGTTCCTACGTAGCCTACCTATTCGCACACAACGATGGTGACGGTGAGTTCGGCCCTGATGGTTCGGACATTATTAAGTGTGGTAGTTATACTGGTAATGGTTCTGATGATGGCCCTGTAATTGACTTAGGGTTTGAGCCTCAATGGTTAATGATTAAAAATACAACTGATGCAGATAGTTGGTGGATGTTTGATACCATGAGAGGAATGGCTGTTGACGCTATTGACCCAGCACTTTGGGCAGACGGTAGTAATGCAGAAGTGAGTACTGGTGAACCGGGCATTTCACCTACACCCACAGGATTCAAAGTAACTACTAATCAGGGTTTTTTAAATAATAACAATAGTAACCTAATCTACATATCCATACGCCGTGGCCCACTTGCGCCGCCTACGGCTGGGACTGAGGTGTTTGGGATAGATAACAACACAGGTCAAACTGGAATGACGACAGGCGTTGTCACAGATTTTGGCTTCGCCGGTCAGCGATCTGGTACTGATAAGTATTACGTTGGCACGAGGCTTTTGCAAGGTTCATACTTAAATTTTAATAGCACTGCATCTGAAAGCTCTTCTAGCGCTTTTAGTTTTGACCAAATGGATGGCTTTTTTAGTGCGGCAGGAAGTTGGAACGGATACATTGGCTACGGCTGGAAACGTGCGCCTAACTACATGGATGTCGTGGCATATTCTGGAAATGGAACAGGTACTCGTACCTTGAGCCATAACCTAGAAGCAACACCCGAAATGATATGGCTTAAAAAGAGAAGCACCACGAGTTCTTGGTATGTTTATCATAAAGATTTGAGTGATCCCAATAACGGTTATCTCTCCTTAGAAAACAGCAGTGCAAGGTCGGCATCTAGTGGGATATGGGGAACAGGACCAACAAGCACAAACTTTCAAGCTGTATTAAATACAAGCGGTCAAACTCACATAGCCTACCTATTCGCCTCACTAGATGGCATATCCAAGGTGGGAAGTTATACTGGAAACGGCTCATTCCAGACTATTGATTGCGGCTTTTCTGCGGGTAGCCGCTTTGTGCTTATAAAGCGAACTGACGCAACAGGTGACTGGTATGTTTGGGATAGTGAACGTGGGATAACTCAAGCAGCCGATCCGTACTTAGAATTAAATACAACGGCGGCTGAAACTACGGGAAACAAGAACTATTTGTATCCAGCAAATTCTGGCTTTGGCGTTCAAGAAATTAACGGAACAAATAACCCAAACATCAACGTATCAGGTGCAACGTACATTTTCTACGCAATAGCATAACTCAACTGACAACGGAGACTTTCAATCATGTCAGAATATCGTAATAGAACAACAGGCGAAGTAAAAACGCAGGGGCAATGGCGAGCCGCTAACCCCAACATGTCTTTGCCTCGCACATGGAAAGCTGCAACGCTAGATGCACTAAACTTAGACCCAGTGCTACGCAGCCCAGCGGCTACCACAGGCGCATATCAAAACTCTGTGCGTGATGGCGTTGAGCAAGATGCCAATGGCAACTGGGTAGAGAAGTACGTTGCCCGTGACATGTTCGCTGACACCACAGAGGATGGCGTTACCACCACCAAAGCAGAGCATGAGGCGGCTTATCAGGCAACACTTGATGCAGCGGTGGCAGAGCGTAATCGCACCAAGCGTGATGGTTTGCTGGCTGAAACAGATTACTTTGCGCTGACTGATGTAACGATGGATGCGCCGATGACAACCTACCGTCAGGCGCTGCGCGATATTACAGCCCACGATAACTGGCCCAACTTGGCCGATGATGACTGGCCGACGAAGCCGTAAAGGGGGAGAAGGCACATGCCGTTGATCCCACTTAATATCCCAGCGGGCCAATACAGAAACGGTACCGAATATCAGTCTCAGGGCCGCTGGCGCGATGCAAACCTGATCCGCTGGCACGAAGGCGCGCTGCGCCCCGTTGGCGGCTGGCGTCAGCGCGGAAGCGTTGACTTGGACGGCGTGACCCGCACGATGATTGCGTGGGAGGGCAACAACGGAGATCGCCGCGTGGCGTTTGGAACGTACAATAAGTTGTACGCCATGACGTCAAGCAACACTGTAAGCGAGATCACGCCTGTCGGTTTCACCGCAGGCAGGCAGGATTCCACGTCCTTCACTGGTTATGGCGGCAATGTTTACGGCAGCAGCCTTTACGGTTTACCCGCAGAAGACACCGGCTCTATTTTGCCAGCGACCACATGGAGCTTGGAAAACTGGGGCGAATACTTGCTGGCTAACACAGCTGATGACGGCAAGATTTACCAGTGGCAGCTTAACGCTTCAACGCCCGCCGCCGTGCTGTCAAACGCCCCGACAAACTGCTCTGGCATGATGGTGACGGAAGAGCGTTTTGTGTTTGCGTTTGGCGCAGGCGGCAACCCCCGCAAGGTTGCATGGTCTGACCGTGAAGATAACAATACTTGGACACCGGCAGCGACAAACGAAGCCGGTGACATTGAGATACAAACCAACGGCACAATCCTCAAAGGATTACGCACACGCGGGCAGTCGTTGATCCTTACAGATCAAGACGCGCACACGGCCACATATAGTGGCCCGCCGTTTGTGTATGGCTTTGAGCGCGTTGGTACTTCGTGCGGCTTGATTGCGTCCAACGCAGCTGCGTCGATTGACGAGGGCGTGGTGTGGATGGGCCAGCGCTCGTTCTTCATTTACGCTGGTGGATCTGTGCGAGATTTGCCGTGCGAGGTTGCTGACTATGTTTTCAGCGACATGAACAATGACCAGCGGTCAAAGGTTCACGCCGTTGTGAACAGCCGGTTTAACGAAATCTGGTGGTTTTATCCAAGCGCAAGCGCAACAGAATGCGACAGCTACGTTGCGTTTGATTACGCTGAAAATATTTGGACAACCGGCACGATTGACCGCACAGCTGGTGTGGATCGAGGCGTGTTTCGTCAGCCCTTCTGGATTGCCGCTGATGGCATTTTGTACGAGCAAGAAGTTGGCTTTGACTACGGTGGCCAAGCGCCGTTTGCCGAAACAGGCCCGATTGCGCTGGGCGTTGGTGAAAACGTAATGGCGGTGCGCGGCATGATCCCAGACGAAAACACGCTGGGTGACGTGAATGCCACATTTAAGACGCGTTTCTATCCAACGGATACGGAGCGAGACTACGGGCCGTATAGCATGGCCAACCCGACAAGCCTGCGATTTACCGGACGTCAGGTAAGAATGCGGGTCACAGGCAATACGTCATCTGATTGGCGCGTCGGCATCATGCGGCTTGACGCAGTGGCTGGCGGGCGCAGATGAGCCGAATACTTCCACCCATTACGGAAAACATAAACCAGTGGGCCGAGAATATGCGGCGCTACTTGGGCCGTGCTTTGGATCAGCTGGGGTTCAAGGAAACGTATTCGTCGGCTTCCGAGAATGGCGTTTTGCT